ACTGGAAGAACTGGAGCATACTGAGACGGTTGTTGTAAAACAAGCTATGGACCCCATGACAGGTGAGCCTGTAGAGGTTGAAGAGATTTCGCACGATGTTACCTTTGCAAGGTCGGAAATGACTGGCAAAGTTACCGTTGAAAACGTGCCACCAGAAGAGTTTTTGATAAACAGAGGCGCTAAGACACTGGAGGATGCTAGGTTTATCTGCCATCGCTCGCACAAATCTAAAAGCGACTTGTTAAAAATGGGGTACGACCAAGAAATTGTAGATTCCCTGCCGGGTTACGTTGGGGGGGCAGATGACATTACAACGTCTCAAGAGTACATGGCGCGTCATGCCTACGATGCAACGGATGTTTATCCTAATCAGGCAGCTGCCGACTCGGAAATGATTGTGCAAATATACGAGTCGTACATGAAGATAGACATGGATGGCTCTGGTATTAGCGTCCTGCATAAAATTTGCCACGCTGGAAACGAATTGCTAGACGTTGAGCCAATTGACTACATTCCGTTTTCTACAATTTGCCCAATTCCAATTCCGCACAAGTTTTTTGGTTTAAGCGTTGCAGAAACAGTACAAGACATTCAGCTTATTCGTTCTACCCTAACTCGTAACTTGCTAGATAATATGTACCTTGCCAACAACGGTAGATTCCAAGTTGTTGAGGGTCAGGTAAACATTGACGATCTTTTAACAAACCGTCCGGGTGGTATTGTTCGTACTCGCAGTCCTAATGCTTTAACGCCAATACAAACTCCAGCGTTGCAAGACTACAGTTTTAAAATGTTGCAATACTGGGAAGACATTAAAAGTGGACGCACAGGTGTCAACCCTAAGACACAGGGATTATCGGCTGACGTTTTAAAAACGCATGTTACAACAGGAGCAGTCACAGCTGCTTTGACCAATGCACAAGGGCGTTTGGAACTGGTTGCTAGAATATTTGCTGATACTGGTGTTAGAAATCTATTTAAACAAATTTATAACCTTATCCAACGCTACGAAAACCGTAAAAAAATTGTACGCTTGAACAATCAATATTTTGAAATTGATCCTGGAAGTTGGAGAGAAGACCTAGACGTAGACATTGAGGTTGGTATTGGCTACGGAGACCAAGATGTAAGGTTGCAGAATATGAGCAATTTTGCTGGCCTTGTTGAAAAGGTAGCTACTCAGACAAAAGGTATTGTCAGACCCCAGAATATATACAATCTCGTTGTAGAAATTGCAGATGAGATGGGTATTAAAAATGTAGACAAGTTTATTAGCCAACCTCCTACAGAACCTATGCCGTTAAACCCACAAGAACAATTAGCACAGGCTCAAGCACAGTCTTTGATAACAGAAGCTCAAGCGTCTCAGTTGGAAGCTGAAGTAAAAGCTAAAGAGTTACAGTTAAAAGCTGCTAAGATGGAAATGGAAAGAATTGAATTAGAACACGATATGGCGTTGAAGAGAGAAGAACTAAAGCTCAAAGGTATAGAGCTAGGTTATGAAATGAACTCGGATAAAAACATCAAAGCTTAGGAAAAGTCAAATGGCCCGACAAAATAACTTTTACAGAGTAAATTCAAGTGAAAACTTGTCTGCTACAACTACATCTGGAGCAACGCGCTCTGGAGGATGTCCTGCCCAAGTTACCAAGGTAAGGCTTGCTACAACGGCAGATGTGTTTGTCAAAATTGGTCCCGGTGCGGACCCCACGGCTACGGTTGCAGGTGGTGTGTTACTTAACTCAGGCGACTCTAGCATTTTTACCGTTGTTGAAAATGACGAAATAGCTGCCATTACCGCCAGCGGAACTGCCACGGTTAATATTACTTGGCTTGAAGGCTAATAGGAGTTTACAATGGCTACGAACAAAAAAATCACTGAGCTTACGGAGCTAGTTGAAGCTGATTTGGCAGATGATGATGTTCTAGCAATTGTAGATGTCAGTGCTGGAGAGACGTTTAAAGTCAGAAAGTCAACTTTGGCATCAGCTTTGGCAGGTGTGGCTACTCTTGCGGCATCTACCCCAGTGGCTGTTAATCAGTCTACAGGGTCTGTAACAGTAAGTTTGAACACGGTTCCGATTACATCTGGAGGAACGGGTGCTACAAGTGCTTCGGCAGCTTTGGCAGCATTGGGAGGTTTTGCAGACCCCTTAACCACTAGGGGAGATATCGTAATTCGAGGAGCTTCTGCAACTCAAAGACTTGCAATTGGTTCAGCTAATCGGGTTCTTATCTCTGATGGAACTGATCCATCATATGGACAGGTTCCTTTGGCAAGTGCAGTCAGTGGAACTCTTCCTGTAGCCAATGGCGGCACTAATGCTACATCAGCTGGGGATGCTAGGACCAGTTTGGGCGCTGCTGCATCAGGAGCAAATTCCGACATTACATCCCTGACAGGATTAACAACTGATCTTGCTCTTACTCATGGTGGCACAGGCGCTAGTGATGCGTCAACAGCCAGGACTAATCTAGGAGTTGCAATTGGGTCAGACGTAGCTGCTTTCAATGCAGATACGCTTTTTGCAGACGTAACCGACAACCTTACCGCTGGATTTAGCAGCGACATTGAAGCAATTGGAAACAGTGGGACAGGTACACAGACACTTGAAATTGCCACTGCTAAAGAAAATCTTAAAACGCTTACCGTAAACGGAAGTTTTACCCTTGCTCCTCAAACTGCAAACTCGGTCATTGCAATGATAACGACCAATGACGGGACAGGTGGATACACAATTACAACAAGCGGGTATGACAAAGTATCTGGAACCTACAACAACGCTGCAAGTGCTAAACACCTAATGCGTTCAACTGTCATTGACGGCACACAAGTTTTAGAGATTCTGGAGATCGCCTAATGGCGTTAATCAATCCACTTTTAGGAAGCAACCTTGTCACAGGCGCTGCACCTTTTAACACAACTTTGATTGAAAAATCAGTTTGGATGGATGGTAGTGCTGATGGCTTTACAAGATCAGCAAGTGACTTTGATGATGAAGACGGTAAGGAATTTACACTAGGCACTTGGTTTCAGCTAACAGAGTTCGGTGTAACTGGGGCGTTGTTCTGTGCAGGAACAAGCGGGGGATACACCTCATTACGGCACAGCAACGACGACAAAATTTATTTTCAAACCGAAGCTGGTTCAGCAATTTTAAGCACGCCTAATCTCTACAGAGACATTGGGTGGTATCATCTTCTGCTCAGTGTTGATACCACACAGGTTGCAGCAAGAGATAGGGTGCGGTTATTCATCAATGGTGAAGAGGTAGTATTTTCTGGTACGCAACCTTCTGTAAATCATGCTTACGAATTTAACACCGCTGAAATCCATGAGGTTGGCGACAGTTACGAAAACGGTGCTTTTGAAGGATATCTTGCACAAAGTTTTATGATTGGTAGCAAGTCAATTCAACAAGGTGACTTTGCTATCACAGATTTTTTAGATACGTTTACACTTGGCACAAATGGTTCTCAGTTTATTCCCAAGGCACACTCTGAAATAAAGACGTTAGTAGATGCAGGTAGTGACAATTCTTTTCTCTTAGATTACGACCCGGCTGATCCGACTGCATCAAATGCGCTGGGGTTAGATACTAGCACATACGGTAACAATTTTACCTCGACCAGTATGGACAGTGCTAATCAGTCACCTAATACACCTAGTTTAGTCTATCCAATAATGAACCCTCTTGACCAAGACCATTCAACATCAACCACACTTTCAGAAGGTAATTTAAAAGTTTCTATGGGTACTTCTGCTGGAGATGGTGTAAGAGGAACATTACCATACAGCGGTAAAATATATTGGGAAGTAGAAATAGATTCTATCTCTTCCAACTCTGGTTCACATATTGGAATTGCAACAAATAATCACAACCTTGCACTAACAGCAGATGATACTTCGGGAAACGGTCAAAGGGATGCATTTGTCGGTGTAAGTTCCTTTAGTAGTAATTTAACAGGGTTTATTTCTGGTTCTAATTTTGATAGTTCTTACGGCGGTCTCGGTAACAATTTTGGCACTGCTGGAAAATACTTAATGTTTGCAGTGGACATCGACGCTGGGAAATTTTGGGGCGGGTATGACGGAACTTGGTTCAATAGCGGCGACCCGGCTGCTGGATCAAACGATTCTGGAAAAAATTTAGCTTTGTATGATAAATGGTTTCCGGCAATTAGTCGTATAGGAAGTGCGGGTTCCGAAGCTTTTATTTTTAATTTTGGACAAAGTTCTTTTGCACATACTGTACCAACAGGTTTCCAATCTTTAAACAGTTCTAGACTAACCGCACCAGACTATCAAGGAATAGATTACTTTGATGCAACTATATACGAAGGTAATGGCATTGGTCAAAGAGTAGGAGACTTTGTT